ACAAAAGATGATATCAAAGAATATCATAAGTGTGCTGAAGACCCTCTTCATTTCATTCAAAACTATGTCCGAATAGTTTCGTTGGATGAAGGACTTGTGCCTTTTGATATGTACGATTTTCAAAAAGGTATGGTTGAAACCATGCATGACAAGAGATTTTCTATTTTTAAATTGCCCAGACAATCTGGTAAATCTACTACTATTATTAGTTACCTATTACATTATGCATTGTTTAATCCAAATGTAAATGTAGCTGTTCTTGCCAATAAGTCATCAACTGCTAGAGATATTCTAAGTAGACTACAACTTGCATATGAGAATCTTCCTAAGTGGATGCAACAAGGTGTTGTTGCATGGAACAAAGGTAATATAGAACTAGAGAACGGTAGTAAAATTATAGCAGCTGCCACTTCTTCAAGTGCTATTCGTGGTGGTTCATATAACATTATTTTCTTGGATGAGTTTGCTTTCGTTCCTTCCAATGTTGCAGAACAATTCTTTGCATCTGTTTATCCTACAATTACCTCTGGTCAAAATACAAAAGTTATTATTGTTTCTACTCCACACGGTATGAATATGTTCTATAAGATATGGGTTGATGCCGAAGAAAAAAGAAATGATTACACTCCCACAGAAGTTCATTGGAGTGAAGTTCCCGGCAGAGATGAAGTTTGGAAAGAAGAAACAATACGAAACACATCTCAATCACAATTTAATTCAGAGTTTGAATGTGAGTTTCTAGGGTCTATTGATACTCTAATAAGTTCTATGAAACTAAAACAACTTACATATAGAACACCTATTCACTCAAATGTTGGAATAGATATTCATGTTCGTCCAGAAGAAAATCACACATATATGCTGACTGCTGATGTTTCCAGAGGGACGGCAAATGATTATTCTGCATTTATAGTATTCGATGTTACAGAGATACCGTATAAGCTTGTTGCAAAGTTTAGAGATAATGAAATTAAACCACTACTGTTTCCTACCAAGATTCATGAAGTTGCAAAGGCATATAACAACGCATATGTAATGATTGAGGTAAATGACATAGGCGAACAGGTCGCAAATACTTTACAGTTTGATTTGGAGTATGACAACCTAGTTATGGCTTCCATGCGTGGGCGGGCGGGACAAGTCCTTGGAGCGGGCTTCTCAGGGGGGCGAGCGCAATTGGGGGTAAGAACAACTAAAGCTGTGAAGAAGATTGGATGTTCAAATCTCAAACAATTGATTGAGGATAACAAACTTATTGTCGAAGATTATGATTGTGTCAATGAGTTGTCCACCTTTATTATTAAAGGTTCATCGTATACTGCTGACGATGGATGCAATGATGATTTGGTTGCCTGTATGTTTATATTTGGTTGGGCTACAGATCAAACATACTTTAAAGAATTGACAGATAATGATATACGAATGACTATGATGGAAGAACAGCAAGATATGCTAGAGCAAGATATGGCCCCATTTGGATTTATAGTAAATGGTATTGATGATCCTCTTGCTCTTGATGATGAAGTTGATGAGTATGGAACTAGATGGACCACTGTTGTCAGGGATTATAATACAAATTGGTAATCATATAAATTCTATCAAATCGTTATCAACTTTGATAAAACAATTTGAACACAGAATTATTGATTTACTTATTAGATGAAATATTTCTTTTCTGCTTTCATTATTAGTCCCAACTCGTTTTGTTAGTTTACGAATTTGTGAATCGTGTGGATGAAACTTTAGACAAATTGTTTCACTTTCACCACAATGCATACACGATTGTTCTGCCAAAAAATCATTTAATAGAACAATTCTCTTTCGATAGTTTCTACGAGCAACCTTTTTGATTGTCTCTTTGTATTTTTCATAGTGTTCGTTCATAATATTATTTATATGTTATAACACATATAAAATGAGGTTTTAAGAAATCAGATATTATAAATATTCTGAAATAACATAGACTTCAGTTTCTTTCGTTTTGAAGTCTGATATAGGAGTAAAGACATGAGTTTCCTTGTATCTCCCGGCGTCCACGTAAGAGAAATTGATCTTACAGGTATCGTTCCAGCAGTTCCAACAACGATTGGTGGTATTGCTGGAGCATTTAAAAAAGGTCCAGTTGGTTCTATTGTAAGATTAGGCAGTGAGGAAGAATTAGTAAAGATTTTTGGTGAGCCACAAAATTCTGGCAACCAATTTGAAACTTTTTTCACCGCTGCAAACTTCCTTCAATATTCAGATCAATTGAGTGTTGTTCGTTGTGAATCTGGTGTTAAAAATGCTATTGCATCTGGTTCATCATTTATCATTAGAGATGATGATCATTACGAAGATGCTTTTGCTGATGGACAAGGTTCGGTTGGTGAGTGGGCTGCAAGGACTGCTGGCGCTCATGGAAATTCAGTTGGTGTTTCTATCTGTGCGTCGGCAACTGCTTATGAGGAATTAGCTAAAACAACAACAAGTGGAACAGAGGCAAAAGGTCAGAAAATTATCAGTCTTACATCTTCTGCTGGTTTTAATATTCATGATATTGTTAACTTTGCTGAAACACTAGGGTTTGAATATCAAGTTACAGCTGTGGATACTGGTGCAGCTACAATTACAGTTAAATTAAAAGATGACCCAGTTGGTAGCGGACTTCAAACAGAAATTGCATCTGGAACAAGTGTTCGTCGGCGCTGGAGATGGTATGATTTATTTGATGCTGCTCCCGGCACATCAGATTTTGCAACCAACAATCAACGAGGCACTGACGATGAAATGCATATTGTCGTATTTGATCATCTTGGGGAAATAACTGGTTTCTCTGTTCTCGCAGCTGGAAATAGAACTAATAGTATATTAGAAACTTATCCAAACCTTTCTAAAAATATTTTTGGTAAGTCACCACAAGGTGATAGCACATACTACGCCGATAAAATCTTTAGGTCTTCAAGTTTTGTTTATCAGATGGACCACAACTCTGCTGGTTTTAACTGGGGAACAGATTTTGATGGAGCAGAAACTTTCATTGTAATGGAAGATGGTGGAACAGATGGTGCTGGAACAGATGCTGGTGATAACATTCTCTTAGATGGAACAGATGGAAGTGCCGCTAATGCTGGTAGTAAGGTTGAAGGCGAATCTGGCGCAACTTCATATGCTGCTCTTGATACACCAACAAATACAATTCTAAAAAATGGCGTTGACGATTTTGCTGTAACTGCTGGTGAACTTCAAAGGGGCTATGATGAATTTAGAGATACAGAAACAATTGATGTTAATCTTGTCCTTGGTGGAAAAGGTGGTGGAGATGGTAATACTCAAGAAACACAAGACACACATGTAACCATGTTAACCTCATTAACGGATGAGAGAAGAGATTGTGTCGCATTTGTTTCTCCATATCGGGCAGCAACAGTAGGTGTTTCAAGTTCGCAAACAGCTACAGAAAATGTTGTTGATGCTTTCAATGTTTGCCCATCTTCTTCATACATGGTATTCGATAGTGGATACAAATACATGTATGACAAGTACAATGATGTTTATCGTTTTGTTCCAATGAACGGCGATACAGCGGGTCTTTGTGCTTTCACAGATAATGTTGCTGACCCTTGGTTCTCACCAGCTGGTCTTAATCGTGGTAATGTGAGAGGTGCTATTAAACTTTCATATTCACCAAAGAAATCTGAAAGAGATCAACTTTATAGAGCAAGAGTTAATCCTGTTGTTGATTTCCCCGGTCAAGGTGTGGTTCTGTTTGGTGATAAAACTGCACTTTCAAAACCAAGTGCTTTCGATAGAATTAACGTAAGACGGTTGTTCTTGGTTCTAGAAAAAGCAATTGCAACAGCTTCTAAATTCCAACTCTTTGAGTTCAACGATGAATTTACGAGAGCATCATTCAGAAACTTGGTTGAACCTTTCTTGAGAGATGTTCAAGGTCGTAGAGGTATCTTTGACTTTAGAGTGGTCTGTGATGATACGAATAATACTGGTGAGGTCATAGATAGAAATGAATTTATTGGTGATATCTATATCAAACCAGCAAGGTCAATTAACTTTATCACACTCAATTTCGTAGCAGTTCGTACTGGTGTGGAATTTGACGAAGTAGTTGGTAGATTTTAATTTTAGGGAGTAACTTCACATGGCACAGATAGACGATTTTAAAGCCCAATTGATTGGTGGTGGTGCAAGAGCAAACCAATTTAAGGTGACAATTACACCGCCGACAGGAATTGCTACAGGATTAGATGTTCGTAGAGCATCATTCTTGTGTAAAGCATCAACATTACCAGCTTTTTCTCTTCCAGAAATTGCAATTCCATTTCGTGGTAGGAATATATATGTTGCTGGTGACCGTGTTTTTGATGAACCATGGACAACAACATTCTTGAATGATACTGATTTTGCACTTAGAACTTCATTGGAATTATGGTCAAACGGTATTAATGATCTTGCTGAAGGAACTGGTGTTGTAGCAGCAGCTGACTATCAAACAGATTTGACAGTGGACCAGTTGGATAGGGATGACACAGTTTTGAAATCATATATTTTCAGAAGTGCGTGGCCTATGACTATCACCGCAATTCCACTTGATGCAGGCGCTGCTGACGCAATTGAAGAGTTTGAATGCACATGGAGATATCAACACTTTGAAGCTTCCTCTGTAAACTTCTAATATTAAACCTACTAAATATAGGTAAGAATTAGTAGGAGTTATTATGGCAGAACTTTTTG